TTATGAATTTGTAAACCAAGCTCTGCATTACTTTTATACACTGGATGTGTCATATATTCTCCGTATAAATTATTAAGTACCCCATTCATTTTTAAACAAAGGCACCTGCAACCTGTCACTATACCTCCAGCCCATCTTCATAGCAAGCTCCGCTACATTTCTATTATTCATCTGATAGACTGACTCTACTCCACCAACTGGCATTAAATAGACTGGACCAGTAAAACCAGCCTTTCTGTATTCGTTTACAGCTTGTTCAGCTTCTGAAGCATCATATTTTGTAGCCACTACAAACTTTAAGTATGTGTATCCATGATCTTCGTATTGTTTAATTACGTCTGGTCGAATAGCTTCTTCCCACTTTTCACCACTAACACTTAGCTTTGGACTTACACTAAATGTGAGTGTACCCCACCCCTTTCGCCAGTTTACTTTTAAGTAGTTTGAAAATTTGTCGTCTAGCTCTTGTGTACCATTAGTCTCAAATGTTAGTTCAGCTAATGATGTCATCTTTTCGTGACTAAGTAAGTCTGGATAAGCCCTCTGCCACCCAAGTAATGGTTCACCCCCTGTAATTACCAAATGTTCGTCTTGCCACCTCTTGTACGGTAAAAGATCCACAATTGCATCGGCAATGCTATCACTAGAGAGAACAGGAGAAAGATGCTTAAACCTAGGATCCCAAGAAGCGTACGAGTCACAGCCAGTAGAAACCAAAGGAAGTTCTTTATAAATTTTAAAAAGGTTAACTTTCTCAGCAACATCGTCTCTCTCCTTGCTTCGTTCGCCTTTAGGCATTCCAAACCCATCGCAGGTAAAGTTACATCCAAAGGTTCTTAAGAATACAGAAGGGACGCCCATAAAGCGTCCCTCACCTTGTATCGAATAAAATAATTCAGCTATTTTAATCTTGCTCATTTATTTTTGCTTTCGCCTTGGATTTGATTTCTTTACGATCGGGATCTATAGTATCCATCTGTTTTCTCATAATGTCAATGATGTGATTTACAAAATCTTCATTACCATCCGAATGTAAAAGTAACTGATCGAGATCTACGTTCTCTATCATTTTATACTTTGTAGCTTGTTGTTTTTTTTCTTTTTGAATTCTTCTAACAAAAGCAAAGTAGATAATTTGAGTATAGTAGGCAAAGGGATTGGAAGATTTTAATGGATCAAATTTATCTACAGCTACCAAACAATTCTCAATACCATCAGAGATCATATCATCTCTGTAAGTATAATTTATAAAGTTAGCTTTGTATGATAAGTGGGTTGCTATTTTGAGAAAGCATTCCCCAATATAATTAGACACTAAAGGCTTTTCTAAACCATTCGTTTTAGCATAATCAATTTCATGTTTATACTTCACCAACTCTTCTAAAAATTTTTTATTGTCTACGTAGTGACTACTTTTAGGATTACTAATGGACAGTGGAGCTGGTTTTTCTTCTTGTTGTAAATTGTTCAAACTCTCTATCATCCTCTTCTTCAAATTGATTATCGTAAAAATCTTCCTCTCTACTAGACTCATCTTCACTAACTGTAGTACTAGTATCTTTTATTTCTTCTAAAAACTTCTTATATTGTTCTACAGCTTGTGGTATAATGTCAACAGCTATTACTATACTCTCTGTGGGAATTTCCATCACATCTTCTACAGCCATTCGTATCCAGGTAGACATTGCAAAAGATTCCATAACCATAGGACCTCGATTTAATTTAAAACCAACTATTTGAACAGGATTAATGACATTTAATGATTTATTTTTCTTAAAATTTTTACAATCACTATCGGTTGTTACAATTAAGTTTTCGCCATTAATCAATTTAATATACTTTACGTGTTCCATTAGATTTTTACTCGAGTTAGTAAGTAGTCGAATTGTTCATCCGCATAAATTTTAATTCTTTCAGCCATATGTAAGAGAGTAAAATTTTTTCTTGATTTCCAACTCACATCATCACCAACATCATAAAGCTTACATTCCGTTTTTTTATCTCCTATTCTCAAGCCACGTCCAATAGATTGCAAATTTCTTATACGAGACTTGGTTGGAGATGCAAAAATAATATTGTGTAAGTTTCTTATATTTATTCCAGTCGAAAACGTACCGTAAGATGCAACTATAATAGCGTTGTTTTCGTCCTCTGTTATCTTTCTTATACTTTCTCTTTGCTCTGTATCAGTACCACCATATACAAACCATACTTTACGACTACTGTCTTTATCGTTAATCATTTTCCAAAGGACAGAACCATGCTTCTCAACATATTGAAATAGTACTAGAGTATTGCCTTTTTGATCAATAGCTAAATTTCTTATAAATTTGTTTCTTGGTTCATATTGAACTAAAAAATCCATCTCTTCTTGATATGTAAGACTCTTATTAGCTTTTTTTACTTCATCTGGGTAATCCAAAACAACAGCAAATATTTTTAAATTGGCTAACTGATTTGTTTCAATTAAGCTTTTAGTTGTGGTGGTTCTATATACAGGTCCAAACATTCCTTCTAATACCAACTTGTGTATTTTTGTACCATCTAATGTACCTGTAGTGCCAATCCTATAAGGACTGTTAATACATTTGTTCATTATGCTTGTCAATGATTTTGCTTTAAAGAGATGACACTCATCTCCATATACTACTTTAAAATCCTTAAAAAAGGCTTTAGGAAGTTTATAAAGAGATTGCCACGTGGATATTACTACTGGCATTTCGGTAGCCTTTTCGTAGCCACTATAAATTCTATGAATATTGTATGATGCTTTCCAACCGTTTATATTTGAATAATCTTGAAAATCTGAATAAAGTTGCTCTACCAATGAGGTTGTAGGTACAACAATTAATTGCTTTCTTCCAAACTGTTCATTCCATCTTAGTAAACAATATATGACCAGAGATTTACCTGAACCTGTCGGAGATAGTAAAAGCCTTCTTCCGTCATTAATTGATTCATTAATTGCATTAAGCTGGTAATCTCTTATCTCCAAGAGCTTTCCCTTTGAAGTAAGTTGTAGTTGATTAACAAACTCTTTTACTTTTTCAAAAGATACAATATCGCAAGTCCGAATATATTTTTCAGTATCTAATGTATAATGATTTACCTCAGCAAAATGTTCAAGATAAGGTTTTAAACCTACATAAAGTTCTTTTGTAAAGATAGAAAATAAACGCATTTTTCCATCCCATACCTTATTTCTATATAACGGATGAAACTTGGCGCCAGGAACATCGAAAGAAAAATGATTGTGTAATTCCTGAGCTATAGAGGGCTCACATTGAACTCTTAAATAAACCTCATCTTTTTTAATTATTGTTATGTCAGCCATTACACCATACCATTAGTGAATTTACTCCATTCTATTGCTGACTTAACATCCCATGTTCTTGAATTTATTGAACGTAAAATTTGTTCTAAGGTGAAAGTAACTGTCTTTAGGTATTCTACTTTATCCATTGCTTCATTTAATTCTTTATCGCAAAGTAAAAATTCATCCATTTCATTTTTAAGTGGTTTATTACCTTGGAATTGCATCCAACCAAGCTCTTCAAGCTCTTCTCTTGTCATCTCACCTCTATAATAGCGATACTTAATCCTACGAGTAGTGTAGTATTCTGCTTCTGCTTTACGAAGCTTCAGCTTTGCGTTAGAGAGATAGGTTAGATACTTAGCGTGAAGGGTAGGAACGCGAGTTGCCTCGCGTCCAAGTTCTGTTTCATTTATCTTACAGTCTTCACTCCAAGCTTCTTGAAGTTCACTGAGCTTCATTTTAAAGTTTTTCTAGTTCAATGTCGGTGAGAATTTCTTCTGATTGATTAACCTCTACCGGTGCGTCAAGCTGTATAATATTTTCTGGATTACCTTGAAAGCAATAAGAGCCATAATGATTTAGAGAAATGGAGGGATCAAGCCAAATGTCTCCTCCAATTCCTTGCCATCTTCTACAAAAAGTATAGTCTTCCGACAAATAACGTCTGTCGTTAGGATCAATCATTGTATCAAATAAAGCGTAGAAATGATCTTTTAGATTGTCATTAGCCATTTGTACATCATTATTATATTTAATTTCAGGATAAGCTTTGATTAATTTTAGAATTGCTTCTCTCTGTATCATCATAAAACCAGTACCAGCATCGTGTAGTCTA